ACCAGGAGTTACCTCATCAGATCAATGGGCTTATGCTAGAGTAAATGCTTTTTTATTTGCAGTTAGAACAGGTAAATTTAGAAGTGGTAAATTTGATTTGGATTTATTACCAGATGGACACCCATTAGCAACATGAGTGCAATAAAACAAACAAAATTATTTATAGAGAAACTAAAAAATAAAAATGAGTGTGAAGTAGTAATAAGAATAGGAAAGTTTAAATCAAAAGAAGAAGCTGCACATTATACTTCTTATATTTGTATGACAAAGAGCATTGACTTTGATGCTGAAACTATTCTTGACAATATTGCTGAACTTGAAGAAAATTATTATGGAGTTGACAATAGAACATTACATTAGAATAATTCTAATCTTATTTCTAATTTCTATGAATGGTTGTGTTTCAGTTGGTAAAATGGATTTTAACCCAGCAGGAACAGTAGTTAAATATTTAATAAAAAATAATGGAGAATAAATAAAATGTTTTTCAATCGCAAACAATTAAAATTGTTTAAAGGTGTTAGAGAAAGAACTTGGTATCAACAAGAAAGATTAAGAACACCTTATAGAAGACAATATTACAAAGTGTTAAATAGATACTTTAAAGAGTTTGCAAACAAAATTGAGATAGCATATCAAACAAGAAGTCAAATCATGTTGGATATGGAGTTAAGAAAACAAGCAGATAAATTAAAACTTATTTTAACTACACTTTATAGAAGTGTTGCTTATGCTTTTAAAGATTATGCTTTAGGAAGATTTTTTTCTAAAGATTTTGATGATGACTTTGAAAAACAATTATCAGAATTTATAGATTATAACACTGGTGTTTGGGTTGCTGATATAGACGAAACAACTAGAAAAAGATTAGCAAAAGTAATTGATAACTCTTATAATGATGGACTATCAGTAGAGGCTACTGGAGTAGCTTTAAGAAATACAGTTATTGGTATGGGTGTGTATAGAGCAAACCTTATATCAAGAACAGAAGTACATAGAGTTGCAGGTTTTGCAAATGAAGCAGTTGCTGAAAATATGAAAATAGATGGTACTGTTAAAGAATGGGTAGCTATTCAAGATGCTCGTACTAGAGTATCACATTCTATCGCTTCAGGACAAAGAGTTGCTTTAGAAGAATTTTTTGTTGTAGGTGGAGAAAGATTAAAATATCCAGGCGATCCTAGAGGTTCTGCTGGAAATACAATTAACTGCAGGTGTGCATCAATTTATATTACACCTGATTTTTTATAGGAGAAAAAAATGGAAATAATAATAGGAATAATAATCGGTATTGCGTTATGCAGACTGAACGACAAATATAAATGGTTTGATAACTGTTGCAAAAAGGTTATGAAAAAAATTAAGGGTAAATAATGCCATTAGTAAAACCAAAAGATAAAGAAACGAGAGAGGATTTTATAAGTAGATGTATGTCAGATGACAAGACTACTTCTGAATTTCCAACAACAGAACAAAGATTAGCTGTATGTAATTCTCAATATAAAAATAAAACAAAGGAGAAATATTCAATGAACGATATTGAAAAAATGGGCGAAGCTATAAAATCTTTGACAGATGTTATCTCGTCTAAAGCAAAAAAACCTGAAATGGAAGAAACTGATATGCAAAAAGTAGCAAGAGCAGAAGATCAGTTTGATAATCAAGATGATGCTAGAGATAAAGCAAAAGAAATAGGTTGTGTAGGAACACATAGTATGGATAAAGATGGCAAAACTATTTACATGCCATGTAATACTCATGAGTCTTACGAAGAAGCAATTAGCAAAGGTTATGGTAATGATGAAGAAGAAGATAAATATCATAAACCTAAAAAGAAAAAACCTATGAAAAGTGTTTGTGTATGTCAAGATGATGGCATCTGCCAATGCGATACAGAATTAAAAAAAATAGTTTTTGAATCAGAAATCAAAGCAGAAAATAATAAAGGAATATTTACTGGTTATGGTTCTATATTTGGAAATGAAGATCAAGGTAATGACATAATGCAAAAAGGTGCATTTACTAAATCATTAGTGAATAGACCAGTAAGCAAAGTTAAAATGTTATACCAACATAAAACAGATGAGCCTATTGGAGTCTTTACAGAAATTTACGAAGATAATAAAGGTTTATTTGTTAAAGGACAACTAGCTATGGGAACTCAAAAAGGTCGTGAAGCATATGAACTTTTAAAAATGGGTGCATTAGATGGTATGTCAATAGGATTTAGAGCAGATCCCGAAAAACAAGGGTACAACGAAAATAAAAGAGGAGTAAGAACTCTTAAAGAAGTTGACCTTATGGAAATCAGTTTAGTAACTTTCCCAATGAATGAAAGTGCATTAATAGAAACTGTAAAAGGGAATGCTAAAAATATTCGAGAGTGGGAGAAAATCTTGCGTGAGGCAGGAGGTCTTTCTCGGACAGAGGCGAAGATTGGTGCGAAAGCATTATCGGAATCTTTATCACAGCGAGATGCTGGAGATGACAATAAACAATTAGCTGACTTAATAAATAAAGTTGCTAATATAATTAAACAATAAAACCAAAAGGACAATTATGGACAACAATGAAGTAAAAACTGCTGTTGAAACTCTTGGAAAAACTTTTGAGTCTTTCAAAGAAGCAAATGACGAAAGACTTGCACAAGTTGAAGCTAAAGGTACTGCTGATCCAGTAACAGAAGCAAAGCTATCTAAAATCGAAAAAGATATGGATAAATTTGCTGATTTGGAAGTAAGTATGAAAGCACAAGCTGAAGCACAAAAGCAAGCCCAAGAATCAATGGCTAAATTAGAAACTATTATATCAAGACCAGGATTTGCAAATGATTCAAAAGTAGAATCAAAACAAGTTCAAGTTTTTGACAAATGGTTAAGAAAAGGTAAAGAAAACCTATCTCCAGATGAAGTAAAAGTATTAACTGTTGGAAACGATTCAACAGCTGGTTACCTTGCTCCACCTGAATATGTAAGAGAACTAATTAAAGGAATAGTTGAATATTCTCCAATTAGATCAATTGCTAGAATCAGAAGCACATCGCAAAGAAGTATCCAAGTTCCTAAAAGAACTGGAGAGTTCACTGCACAATGGGTTGCTGAACAAGGTACAAGAAGCGAAACTACTGGTTACACAGTTGGTTTAGATGAGATTGCGGCACATGAAATGTATGCTTTAGTAGATATTTCTGAAATGGAACTAGAAGATTCAGTTTTCAATTTAGAAGCAGAAATGAACTCTGAATTTACAGAGCAGTTTGCAAAAGCAGAGGGTGCGGCATTCGTATCAGGCGATTCAATAGGAAAACCAGAAGGTATTCTTACTGGATTACCAGCAGCTAGATCACAAACATCAATCACTAATGACGTTTTAAGTGCAGATGATTTAGTTAATGCGGCTCACAATGTTAAAGCAGAATATGCTAGAAATGGTTCTTGGATTATGTCTAGAGCAACTCTTGCTGTTGTTAGAAAAATGCAAGATACAGCAGGACAATATATTTTCCAACCAGGTGTATATACTATGGGTGTTGGTTCTAATATTTTAGGACACCCTATTGTTGAGTGTACTGATATGCCATCAGTTGCAAATGGAACTGTTCCAGTTGTATTTGGTGATTTTAGAAGAGGATATATGATTGTTGATAGAACAACTCTATCAATCATGAGAGATCCTTTTACTCAAGCTAATACAGGTAACGTAAGATACATCGCTAGAAGAAGAGTGGGTGGTCAAGTTATTCTTGATGAAGCTTTAACTAAAATTACAATTCAGTAATTAATATTAATAATAAAGGAGAATAAAAAATGTTTGATTTAAAAAACAACATTAAACTTGTTGAATCCCTAAATGCTATCGTTAAAGATGCTGATACAAACAGTACTGGTATTGATACACAGGGTGCTAACAGTGCAATGGTAATGGTAAATGTAGGCGCACCAGGAATTACTTTTAGTGGAACTAACAAAGTTGACATTAAACTAGAAGATAGTGCTGATAATAGTACATTTGCTGCAGTAACAAATAATAATTTTGTTACAGGTGGTACTGTGGATAGTAATGGTATCTGGCAAACTATTGACGCTAATGGAGAGTGTAATGCTGTCTATGGTATCGGTTATGTTGGTCCAAAAAGATACATCAGAGCTGTACTTGATTTTTCAGGAACACATGGAACAGGAACTGTCTTTGGTGTAACTGGTGCTCTAGGAAATCTAGAAAGTGCACCAACTGACGCACAAGCTAATCTATAATTTATAGATAACTAATTATCTTAGGATAATATTTTTGGGGGAGGAAAGCGAGAGTGGAACTTCCCCAAGATACGCAAAATTTAAAAGGAGAAAAATATGAAAATAAAAATGAAAGTAAATAAAATAGCTACTGCTAATCAAAATGGTTCAGATACTATGACTTATGTAAAAGATAGTGTCTATGATATGAATGCACCATGGCAAATGAAATTAGCTACTAACCTTATTAATAATGGTCTAGCTGAATCAGTAGCAAATGAAACAACTAAAAAAGTTGTAACTGAAATGGAAACTAAAGTAGAAAAAAAATCAAAAAGCCTACTTAAAAAAGTTTTCGGTAAAAAAAAATAAGGATTAAATAATGAGTGGATTAAAAATAGATACAGCTTGGGCAACGAATGTAGTTAGCATTGCTGACTTTAAATTGTTTGCAAGAATTGATAGTTCTGATACTTCAGAAAACGCACTCATTGAATCTCTTGTATTTTTAGCACAAGACATGGCAGAAGCCTATACAGGTAGAGCAATCACACAACAAGATTTAACTTTGTTTTTAGATAGATTACCTTTCTATTCAGATGAAAGATTACCAGAGGGTGTATATACTGCACCTGACTTACAAGCTAATCAAAATTATATAGTACTGCCTAAACCTAATTTGATTTCAGTAACTCATGTTAAGTATTATAATAATGAAGATACAGCAGCAACATTTGCTACAAGTAATTATTATGTTGATACTACAAGTCAACAAGGTAGAGTAGTTTTAAAGAATGGATCAAGTTGGCCGACTGCTTCTGAATTAAGAAATGCTAATGCTTATGAAATAAAATTTAGAGCAGGTTATGGTAATGCAGCAAGTGATGTACCAAAGCCTTTAGTACAAGCAATTAAAATGTTAGCTTTACATCTTTATGAAAATAGAGAAATAGCTACAAGTATGAATGTTAATCTTATACCTAATACAGTAGCAATGTTATTTGCACCATATAAAGTTTTAAGATTAAATAACTTTTTAGGAATATAATATGTCAGTATCTAGAGTAGGTAAAACTAAAAATTTAATTACTTTGCAAAATGCTGATTTAAGCACAGACAACATGGGTGGTTATACTACTGCTAGAAGCACTTATGTTACAGCTTATGCAAAGATGACACCTAAAGGTGGAAAAGAAATATTTACTGATAAGACAGGGCGACAAATAGAAAACCCACATACATACGAGTTTCTTATAAGACATAATGGTACTAAAAATGCTATTAATACAAAGATGAGAATATTATTTGGTACAAGAACCTTTAATATAATTAAGATTAATGATATGAATGATGATAATAATTATATTACTTTAGAAGCTATTGAAGATGTGGCGAACTAATGAATATTAAATTTAATGTTAAAAATTTAAAAAAAGTTTTATCTCAATTAGATAAATTAGAAAAAGATATGGAATTACCTTTTCAAGAAATAGTTAAGGGTGGTGGGCAATTAATTAGAACAGAAGCAATTAAAAGTATTCAAACAGGTGCAAAGTCAGGAATTGTATATCAAAAATATAATC